ACGGCTAGAGTGTAAAATTGGTCAGGTGGTGAGCGGGATACACGACCGGCTGATCTAGCGTCCCGTATTGAGTCTTGCCGATCTCATACCATGTGACCCCGTTGTCCGTGCGATGCGAGAACTTGACCGCGACGAATGCGCCCGCCGGGAACTTTGCGCAGGCAATGCGAGCCTGAGCGGTTTTGTAGAGCCGTGACGCATTGGCCTCTACCAGATCCGAAAGTGTGGTCATGCTGTGCCCCTTGTTAGTGGCGCCGCTGGATGCGCGCTAGGATTGCTCGCCCGCGGTGACAACCGTGAACTCTGTAATGTAGGTTTGTTTCAGGGTCAGTCCCTCATTACGCGCCATGAGGATCTGAGCCATCGTCGGCGTGATGTTCAGGACTTCGCCCACTTTGTAGACTCGCGGCGCTTGCGTCGCCTTCTGCTGCTGTTTGCGTCTCATCGGATTCCTCTTGGTTGCGGCACGCTGGATGCGGTGCCGAAGTTACTTTCTTTCAGTGTCGAAACTGACCCGGACGAACGGCGCCCTTTCGAGGCTTGACAGCCACCACGGTGTATATTCAATGCTTTGCTCCACAAAAGGAGCGCAGTGACCGCCGCGCACGTAGCTGAAAGGTACCCATTCCCCTTCGCTGCCGTCGCACGTGCGGCCGACGTTGCTAACCTTCACAAATGCGTGAATCTTTGTGTTGCGTTTCATCGCTTTCCCCTTGTTTGCGGCACGCTGGATGCGGTGCCGGTATGAGCAAGATAGACTCATCATCGGCATAGCGCAATACCAATGTATCCCGCATACACGCTAATCCGTTCGGATGACCCTTTGGCCTGGCAGTTAGTGAGCGCTTGCGACCACTTGCGGCGCGTGCTACCCTTGGAACGGAAGGCGGGCAGGAACGGGAAAGTTACTGACCGCTCAGTCAGTTAGGGGATGAACGCGAGAATGCCTTTTGAGCCCGGAAACAGCCTCGGCGCCAAGTCACGATGGTTCGACGGTGCGCTACGTCGGGCGATCGCGCAGGATGACGGCAAGCGCTTGCGCAGGGCTGCTGAGGCATTACTTACCAAAGCGGCGCATGGCGAGCCCTGGGCAATCGCGCTGCTGGCCGATCGACTAGACGGCCGCGTGCTGCCGCAGCTGCCAGATAGCGGAGATGGAACGCTAGTGGTCTCGTGGGTCATGCAGACCGCGAGCGATGATGGTCGCGCTAACACACTCGCACCCTCGCGTCAAGCGGTCATCGAGCATAGCGAAGTGAGTGCTAGCACAGTCAGCTCGCCGAGTCAAGCCCTGCCTGTCGCAGCGCCGGCGGAAGCAAGCCCCATGCCACCGCTGGACGGACCCCCACCGGCAACGTAGATTTATTCGGAGGGGGGGGGTGTGTTGGGGACGGGACTCCTCGACATACTTTGACAGTACCCGCTAAACTGTTGGGGTACCCCCTCCATTATTTTCTCCATTCCTCAAGTTAGTGAGCGCTAACCAGTGCCGACCAAAATAGTCCTGCCGTACTCGCCGCGCGCTGCGTTCATGCCGTTCCACAACCGCCAGAAGCGGTGGGCGTGCGTCGTCAGCCACCGGCGCGCAGGGAAGACTGTCGCCGCTGTCAACGACCTTATCAAGCGCGCGTTGACCGAGGGCAAGAAGGACGCTCGGTACGCCTACGTAGCCCCTCAGCTCTCGCAAGCGAAAGACATCGCCTGGGGCTACATCAAGCAGTTCACCGGCGTCCTGCCGGGCGTCGTCTACAACGAGTCCGAACTCTGGTGCCAGCTCCCCGGCGGCAACCGCATCCGCCTCTACGGGACCGACAACGCCGACCGCCTCCGGGGCCTCTACATGGACGGCGTAATCATGGACGAGTACGCCCAGCACGACCCCGGCGTGTTCGACCTTATCATCCGCCCCCAACTGGCCGACCGCAAAGGCTGGGCCGTCTTCATGGGCACGCCCGCCGGCCACAACAAGTTTTACGAGGTCTACCAAAAGTCCCTCGGCATCTGGGAGGCCGAAGACGGCTCCAAGTTCAACAACGCCGACTGGTTCAGCATGCTGCTCAAAGCCTCACAGTCTGGCATCGTCGAGATCGGCGAACTGGAGGCCGCCCGCCGCGAGATGAGCGAGGACGCCTACAACCAGGAATTCGAGTGCTCCTTCGAGGCCGCCATCAAGGGGGCTATCTTCGCCAAGGAGATGGCGACCATTCAGGCCGAGGGCCGCATCTGCTCAGTGCCATACGATCGCGGGTCCGAAGTCTGGACTGCCTGGGACTTGGGTATAGGGGACGCCACCGCCATCTGGTTTGCACAGCAGGTAGGCCGTGAGGTCAGGATCATCGATTTCTACCAGAACAGCGGCGTCGCCATCGACCATTACGTCCGAGTCCTGAAGGACAAGCCATACAACTACGCGCGCCATCTGCTCCCCCACGACGCCGACAAGACAGAACTGGGCACCGGAATGAGCATTGTAGAGCAGCTCAAGTCAATGGGAGTGCGCAATACCCGCGTCGTTCCCAAACTTACGGTATCCGAGGGCATCGAACAGGCCCGCAAGTTCCTCGGAAAGTGCTACTTTGACGCCAAGAAGACCTACACTGGCACCGAGGCGCTCAAAATCTACCGCTACCTCTACAACGACCAGCTTGGAGTCATGTCCAAGAAGGCCGTACATGATTGGTCGAGCCATCCGGCCGACGCCTTCCGCTACCTCTCCATCGGATTTAAGCCGGAATCCATGAATCCACCGCCGATCCGCTACCCAAACTTGGCAATCCCCTAGCCCCATGTCCAATCTGACATCCGTTACCAACCAATTAGCCGAGACGAGAATTGTTCTCAATGAAGTTCTCTTGGCTCTCTTGCGTTTAGAGGAGTTAGCACGTACTATCTCTACACCGCAAGCGAAGGAGGCCCATCCTTTATGGCCGAACGGTGCGGTGGGGGCTCAAATTGGCACGCCTATCAAAAAGCGACGCGGACGACCGCCTACTCGGCGCGATTGAAGCCGCATCAGAGAATTCCTACGGGTCCGAACAGGACTCCGAACTAGGCGCCAGCCGAGCCCTCTCCATCCGCCGCTACCTTGGCGAGAATATCGACCCGGCGCCCGCCGGAATGTCCCAAGTCCGCGACCGGACGACCTTCGAGGTCATCGAGTGGACCAAGCCGTCGCTCCTGCGCATCTTCTGCTCGACCGATGAGGTCGCCAAGTTCGAGGCCCAAGGCCCCGAAGACGAGGCCGCCTCCGAGCAAGAATCCGACTTCATCAACTACGTCGTCACCCAGCGCAATCCGTGGCTCCAGATCTGCCATGACTGGTTCCACGACGCCCTGACGGTCAAGAACGGCTACGTCTACGCCTATTGGAAAGACCGCAAGTCCACCGAGATCGAGGAGTACGAAAACCTCTCGGACGACGCCGCGACGATCCTGCTGAATGACGCCGATCTAGAGATCGTCGGCCACGACCAGCGGCCAGACGACGAGACCAACGAGCAGAATGCTCAGGCGTATCAGCAAGCCATGCAGCAGTACGAGATGCAGGCCATGCAGATGCAGCAGGCCGCTCAGCAGCAGGCCATGCAGCAGCCTCAGCAGCCGGGCCAGCCACCGCAACTCCCCCCGCCTCCGCAGCCGCCGCAGCCGGCCTACCTGCACGACATCCAGATCCGCCGGACCAATGAGCGCGGCCACGTCTGCATCGAGGTGCTAGCCCCCGAACGCACCAAGATCTCCATTGACACCAAATCCTTCACACTCGACGACTGCGACTACTTCGAGTTCTGGGACTACAAGACCATCGGGTCGCTGCGCGCCGACGGCTTCGACGTGCCTGACGACGTGGGCTCGTCCGAGGACTACGACCGCTGGCAGTCCGAGGAGGACGCCCGCGACCGCTTCAACGAGCAGGCCGGCGGCCTCCGCGTGGACAGCAACCGGGGCGATCCCGCCTCCCGCATCGTCCAAGTACGCCGCGTCTGGATTCGCCACGACTACGACGGAGACGGCATCAATGAGCTTCAATACGTCGTACTGATTGGCGGCGAAATCTTCCACCGCTCTGAGACGCCAGAAATCCCCGTCGCCTCAATCACGCCCATCCCGATGCCCCACCGGCACATCGGCATGTCGCTGGCCGAGACCGTCGAGGACATCGAGGACATCGCCACCAATATCACCCGCGCGGCTCTCAACAACATCAACCTGTCCAACACGCCCCGCATCGCGGTCTCGGATCGTGTCAACATGGACGACCTGTTGGACGTTAGAGTCGGCGGCATCATCCGCGTTGACGGCCAGCCGCCGCAGGAACTGATGCCAGTCGTCACGCCGGACGTGTTCCCGTCCGCGATGGGTGCGCTCTCCTTCTTCGACTCGCGCCGCCAGAACCGCACCGGCATCAACGCCTACTTCCAAGGCACCGACGCCAACGCGATCAACAAGACCGCCTCCGGGATCAGCCAACTTACCAGCAGCGCCGCCCAGCGCGTCGAGATGATCGCCCGCATCTTCTCGCATGGCGTCGCCCGCCTGTTCCTCATCGTCCACCGCCTCACGCTCCAGCACGGCCGCAAGAAGGAGACCGTCAAGCTCCGCAACAAGTGGACCGTGATTAATCCGTCCGAGTGGCGGCACCGTACAGACCTGAAGATCACTGTCGGCCTCGGCACAGGCTCCAAGGACGGCATGATTGCCATGCTGAGCCAGCTCTTCATGGCCCAGATGCAGACCATCCCGCTAGGCGTTACCAATCCGGGCAACGTCTACCGCACGATGATCGAGATGGCGAAGGCCGCTGGCTTCAACAACGCCGAGGCATTCTTCAACGATCCGTCCACCAATCCTCCGCCTCCCCCGCCGCCGCCTGACCCCGCAATCGTCAAGGCTCAGATCGACTCCCAGTCGAAGCAGCAGCTGGAGCAAATGGGCATCCAGAAGGAGCTTCAGGTCGCCCAGATGCGCTCGCAGTTCGAGGCGCAGATGCTCCAGCAGAAGCAGATGTTCGACAAGTGGAAGGTCGAGTTCGAGACCGCCGCGCAGTTCCAACTTGAACAGTTGAAGCAGTCCGGCCAGATTCAGGTCGCTCAGGAGCAGATCGGCCTCCAGGACCGCCACAAGCAGATCGACCTATCAATCAAGCAGGAAGAGATGGATCGCCAGAAAAATGACTCTGACGGCGAAATGCAGTCCAAGTCGGATGTTAGCAATGCTCTCAAAGCCATCACCGAGGCTGTCCAGTCCATCAGTCAGATGAACTCGATGCCCAAGGAAATCGTCCGTGACGCATCTGGGCGCGTGACTGGCGTTCGTCCAGTATCAACTTGAGACATCCAGCATGAAGCACATTCCTTTGCGCTACGATTCTGAACGCGACATCTGGAGGCTTGATTGCCCGCGCGGCCCGACTCCGAATCAGGTCGCGTGGCTCAAGAAGTGGCTAGTAGACGAGGCGCGTAAGCTGCCTGACGGAGCTGGCAAGCTAGCCGCGATTAGCGGTAAGTTAGAATTCAACGTGCTTGGTGACCGTATGAACGGCTTGGGCGATATCCGCCTTTTTGAGGCTCCAAAGCCTCGTGAAATCGTAGGAGTGTTCTGATGGCTGATACTTGGGTGGCACGGCAAGGCGCTGCGGCGCACGCCTCGGGCAAGTCGATGATCGACGTGTTTAACGCGACGGGATCTGCTCGCATTGTCCGCGCCTATCTGCTGTACCTGTTCAACAGCGGGACGACCGCTGTGACTGGTGTGCTCACGGGCTTTGCGATCCGTCGCCTGACGGCGGCAAGTGCGGGCTCTGCGGTCACGCCTGTGGCCTTTGACACGACATCAACGGCGCTCGATGCCGCGACGACGGCAGGCACCGGGCGCACCGTTACGGCAAGCGCCACGTTCCGGTCGTTCCTGTTTTGCAACGAAGAACCAACCACCACGGGCGCGGGTTACAACAACTTGCTGCTCTTGGTTCCTTTTGCCGAGTGGGGCCGCTACGGAGTAGACAACAGCAATCTTGACCCGATTGTGTGCCGTGCTGTCCAAGGTGTTGACATCGCGCAGACGGGCACGAGTGCGGTTGGTTCTGCCGACGCTGAAATCATCTTTACGTCGCTTGCGTCTTGATGCATGGCAATTACCCGTTCCGTTTTCATGTCGGAGGCCCGCTTCGGCTCCGCCAATGATTGGCGGGACGGGATAGCGGGCGTCTTCTTCGACCGGGCCACGACGAGCCCGGAGGATTACGTGACCATTGATATGGTGCGTATCCGTACCCGAGGGGGCAACTACCTTGGGAACGTCGCTGACCTTCCCGAGATTTCCCTGCTGCGCATTACAGGCATTACGGGCGGCGAGCCGATTACGGTCACCAAGCGCGATACCACGGACGCCGATTTACCCTCGCAGGTGCTCTTGCGTGAGCGGCCCGATGGCATTACGGGCGCGGGGTCTGTGTTCCGCCAAGAAAAACTTTCGTTTGGTCTGTCCGGTCCCTTGGGCGGAAGTCTCGCCACGCGGACCTACAACGGCACCGGGGCGCGCGCAGGCACGGCCGCAGTCTTTAGCCGTCGCTCTACCGGCACTGTAATCGACTCGATCATCCTGCAAGAGGGCGAGGGCGTTGCGCTCACCATGCCGGTTGTGCGCCTGCCGATGGTCCTTGATTACAACTTCACAATCAGGAACGTCGCCACGGGCGTCAACTACGTTGCGGACTTCTTCTGTCCAACGGTGCGCAATAACGATATGGCGACTTTTGCGCTCCTGAACGGCACTGGCTCGGGGGTGACGCTAGCGGTGGACGTGGTGCATCTGCCGATCAGTCGCAGGAACAACTACCTTACCGCGCTGACTGACAAGCAATGGCGTATTGCAGTCTTTGAAGGTCGCAGAACGGCTTACGGTAGCGACCAACTAACCAATCAAGAACCATTAGGGCCTGTAACACCGTTTGACACGACAAAGCCCGCTCCGGCAGGGGTCCATGTGCTTGATGGCCCGTTTCTGTCGCGTCTAGTCGGAGAGCGATGGAACGCCCTGATTGATTGGAACACGACGCAGGCAAGCGCAGTTGCTCCACAACACCGTCTAGGGACACTGTTTCGCCGGTCAACCTATGTCCCCGAGATAAACGCCACGGTGGCGCAGCCCTTGGGCGCGAATTTCGAGCGTCATCTGATGCCGGGGATTCGTTCTCGGGGCTATCTGCCGGTGAAGATCACGCCGGGCTATGGATTGGCTGTCCTGGCGGGGAGTGAAGGCGCGATCTCGGGGGATGCCTGCCAAACATACGACGTAGAAATGATTTGGTCTTACTACGCCGTGGATTCCACGGGCGGGAGTGGAACCTATCCGCTCGTCGGCGATGTGGACACGGGCGTTACATACGGCCCGAACGGGAACGACTTCACCGGGACGCTGGTTCAGCCCTTGGTTGTGGATGTTCGGTCGGGCATTCAGTACGGCGCGGGGGGAACGGAGTTCACTGGCACCTATGCCGGGGGCGGTGGAGGCAACACGTATAGCAAGTCGCGCGTAGTGAACAAGGGATAAGCGATGCTCAAACAATCAACCGCGCGTAACTTGATGGTCTACCTTGTCAGTTCGACGGACTATGTAACGCCCGTCACTGGCGCCACGCTCGCCGTTACCCTGAGCAAGGCCGGGGGCGCTTTTGCGTCAATCTCCCCCACGGTGACGGATCGTGGAAACGGTTGGTACAGCGTCGTCCTGACCTCTGCGCACACAGACACGCTAGGCGATTTCGTTCTAAGGATCACTGCTTCGGGTGCGGACAGTATTGACCTTCGGGAAGAAGTCTTTGCCCTGCTGCCGGGCGAGAACGTCACGGTTGGGACTGTGGCATCGGGCGCGATTACAGCGGCCAGCTTTGCTGCCGGTGCAATCAACGCCACGGTGGCGCCGAACCTCGACGCCGCGATCACGACGCGCCTCGCTGCCGCTGGATACACCGCTCCGTCCAATGCGGACATTGCGACGATCCTGACGCGCACAGATGTGGCAACAAGCACCAGACTCGCTACCGCCGGCTATACGGCCCCGCCGAGCGCCGTGGACATCCGCACAGAGATCGACACCAACTCGACCAAACTGGACGTGACGGTAGGCTCGCGCCTCGCCACCGCAGGATACACGGCGCCGGCCAACGCCGACATCGCCACCATTCTGACGCGCACTGACGTAGCGACCAGCACGCGCTTGTCGGCTGCCAGCTACACAGTCCCGGACAACGCATCCATTACGGCTATTCGGTCTACGACCGACCAGTTCACGTTCACAGTCGCCAACCGCGCGGACGTGAATGTGCGGCTGATGAACAGTGCGGCGGTGCTTGGCAACGGCACTGCGGGGGACTTGTGGCGTGGCTAGTTTTAGCGAAACCGCATTCGCCAAGACCTCTGCGTTTGATGAGTTTGCGTGGTCGTTTGGTGAGTTCGTCGAGCCCCCGGCTCCTCCACCGTCAGAAAACAGAGGGGCCGGCAAATCCAGGCGCACCAAGCGTCGCCTACAGGTCGAGATCGAAGGGACCGTATTCGCGGTCGAGTCAGCCGAGGAAGCCGACGCGCTCATCGCTCAGGCCCGCGAGGTCGCTGAGCAGAAAGCCGCCGAAGATGCGCGCACCGTCGTCCGCAAGCGCCGCACCGCAGCACGACGCGACCGCAAGCCGCTCAGACTCGACAGTATCCAACTGGATACGCCATACGTCAAAGCCGTATCTGACGAGTCCGCCGAACTCGCCCAGCGCATCCAAGCCCAACTGGACGCCGTATACGCCGCTGCCGCGCAGGAAGCCGAACTTGCTCTCCACATGTACATGGCCCGCCTCCGAGACGAGGAAGAGGCCATTATTCTCATGCTCCTTGACTAAAGAGTAAGGACTTGCTAACTTATGGACAATAGTGTACGTGCCGAGCGGGCAAAGCAGATTCTGGACGACCCGCTGGTCAAGGAAGCGTTTGAGTCGGTGGAGGCCGCGATCATCCTTGCCATGAAGCGGTCTGAGGTGGGCGATACCTCCACGCACCACAACCTGACGCTCTCGCTGCAATTGCTGGAGCAAGTACACCGTCAATTCACCAAGTGGATCATTGACGGCAAGGTCGAGTCGTTTAAGTCAACGCAAAGGAACTAACGCATGTCGGATACAGAAGTCCAGTCTGAAGGCGAAATCAATTCCCGGATCGCAGCCGCACTTGGCGGTGACGACGGTCCATCGACGCAAGAGCCTGTCCCGCCCGCGCCGGACGACTCTTCCGCCGATCCTGTGGACAACGAAGGTGTCGAGCCCAGTCAGCCTGAAGAGGCTGCCGAGGACCAACAGCCTGAAGAGTCCACCGACGAGCAGTTTGAGGAACTGGAGCACCTTGGCAAGACCTACGAGGTCCCGGCATCCCTCAAGAAAGCATTTGAAGCAAACCGCGCACTAGCCACCAAAGCATCGCAAACGTCTAGTCAGGCGCAGGCGTTGCTCGAACAGGTCAGCGCGCAGGCCCAATTCTTTCAGGCTGAGGCTCAGTTCCGCACCTATGCTGAGCAGGAGATGAAAGAGAAGGTTCGTCTGGAGGGCGTCATTGAACAGTACAAGCAATTGGACTGGTACAAGATGTCCACCGAAGAGTACGCCGAACACCGCCGTAATCGTGACATTCTGGCCGAGCAGCTTGCCGAAACCGACAAGAAGCTCAATGGCAAGTACAACGAATACAGCCACTGGCGCTCGAACCAGCAATCCGAAGTCATCGCTCGCGGTCAGGACTACCTGAACAAGGTCATCCCGAACTTCAACGCTGAGCAGACCAAGCTGGCTATCGCGCAACAGGCGGTCGCCGTCGGCTTCACGAAGGATGAGATCGCCAATATGGCTGATCCCCGAGTGGTAGTAGCTCTTCACAAGGCGGCCAAATGGGACAAGCTCCAGGCCCAGAAGCCCGGAGTGAATCAACGAGTCAGCAAGGCGCCGCCGATCTCTCGACCGGGAGCGCAATCGTCGAACAATAGCAATACAGCAGTGAAAGACAAGGCTCTCCGTGCGCGTCTGAAGACGACAGGTAACGTCAACGATGCCGCCGCACTGCTGCTCTCACGAATGAGGTAAATCATGGCCGCACCAGTAGCTGCAACGAAGTCTATGGATCTGTCCGGTGGCGCCCTGCGCGAAGATCTGCGCGACGTCATCTATGACATTTCCCCGATGGACACCATCTTCCTGACCAACGCCGGTCGGGCCACCGCCAAATCGACCACGCACGAGTGGCTGATTGACAGCCTTGTCGCCGCTGGCGCGAACAAGCAGATCGAAGGTGACGATTTCTCGTCGTCCGCCCGCACCCTGCCGACCCGCCTGCGCAACTACACGCAGATCAGCCGCAAGGACATCGTGGTCACCGGCACCGCTCGCGCGATTGACAACGCTGGCATGCGCGAGATCTTGGCCTACCACGTCGCCCGTGCCGGCCGCGAAATCAAGCGTGACATGGAGCTTGAGTGCCTTGCCAACAACCCGGCCAACGCCGCGCAATCGACCTCTGCGCGCGTGTCCGCTGGCGTCCCGAACTGGCTGACCGTCGGCCAGCACTACAAGGCGACCTCGCAGACCACGCAGACCACGACCGCCGTCGTCAACGGGTTCGCAACCGCTGTCGGCACGAGCTGGACCGCTTCGGCCACCGCTTACGTCGAGGCCGACTTGCGCGGCATTCTGCAAGCCGCGTGGTCTACCGGCGGCGACGTGGACACCGTGCTGTGCGATTCCGTCTCGTTCAACAAGTTCTCGACGTTCACCGGCGTTGCCACCCGCTTCCGCGACGTGGCCTCGAAGTCGCCGGCCCAGATCATCGGGTACGCGGACGTGTACGTTTCGCCGTACGGCCAACACAAGCTGACGCTCTCGCGCTACATGCCCGCCAACACCGCCTACGCGCTCCAGATGGACATGTGGGAAATCGCTTACCTGCGCAATTTCCAGGTTCAGGAAATCGCAAAGGTTGGTGACGCTGACCGGCGCTCGCTGCTGGCCGAGTGGACGCTGGTGGCGAAGAACCCCAACGCCAACGCCAAGGCTCATGGCATCACGTAATACAACGCTTGACTGATCGGAGCCGGGGAGGGAAACTTCCCCGGCTTTTTCATGGCCCGCAGAATCCTAGACCACGACCCACTGACCGGAGTGACCACTTACTTTGACTACGACGACGTAAGCGGCAAGGTCTCAATTACCGACGTGCAGGAGGTGAACGCGATTCTCGACTCCGTTACTGCACTGCGCAACGACGAGAACTACTCCAGCAACGGAATCAAGAACGACCAGTGGCACTACGCCCGCATCCCGCTCAACGTCCTCATGGAGATCGAGCAAAAGCACGGTGTCAAGTGCATGTCCGGGAAAACGGACTGGAAAGGTCTGTTCCGCGTTATCAATCAGCACTACCCCCTACTGAAAGCGACAACGAAGCAGCATGCTTGATCTCCGAGAGTTGCATTCGGCCGTCAAACGCGAGGAGTGGCCGCTCGCATGGAAACTAGCCAACGGTGCGCTGAATCTAGAGCCGGAGTCACCAGAAGCACTATATCTTGTGGGGTGCTGCTTGCGGGCAATGGGCCACATTGGCCTAGCACATCTCGCCTTCAGCAAGGCCATCGCCAAGGAGCGCAGCCAGCCCAACCTGTGGATGAATTACGCCGCAACGCTGCACGACCTTAATAGGTGGGCCGATGCGGAGAAGGCGTTTGAGGTGGTCGCTCGAATCCTCCCGGACGACCCCATGCCGCACGCCAACATCGCGGCGACCTATCTCCAGCGCGGCCTGTGGCGCGACGCACTCAACAACGCCGACAAGGCCCTTGCGCTCGATCCCGACAGCAATGTCGCTCAGATCACCAAGAACTTCGCGTGTCTGGCGCTAGGCCGCTGGACCGAAGGGTGGAAGTACGCCGAGTCTCAGTACGGCACCCAGATCAATATCCGTATCTACAATAAACCCGAGAACGAGGAGCCGCAGTGGGACGGCTCGCCCGGCAAGACCGTCGTCGTCCAGTGCGACCAAGGGGTCGGCGACATCATTATGTTCTCGCAGCTCATCCCGCGCATGCAGATGGACTGCAAGACCGTCATCGTGGAGTGTGCGCCGCGACTGGTCAACTACTTCAAGCGCAACTTCCCCGGCACCATTGTCTACGGGACCATCAAGCAGGAGAAGATCGCGTGGCCCGCAGACCACACCATTGACGCGCGCATCCACATCTCCCTGCTCGGGAAGTTCTACCTCAACCGGGACTCAGACTTCGCCCGGAATCCTTACGTCAACTACTGCCCAGAGAAGTACGCCAAGTGGCGCGACTGGCTGCTCAAGTTCAAGAAGCCGACCGTCGGTATCGCGTGGCGAGGCGGGCTCCAGCAGACCCAAACGCACATCCGCAGCATTGATCTGGACGACTACAAGCCGATCCTTGAGCGCGATGCGGCCTACATCGACCTCTCCTACCACGACAGCCGGCTGGAGGTCGCGCGCTGGAACATTAATAATGTTCAGCAGATCATCCAGCCGCCGGTCGATACGACCGACTACGAGGACACTATCGCCCTAGTAGCCGCGCTGGACGATATCGTGACCGTGACGACCACTATCGCGCATGTATGTGGCTCACTAGGGCGTAAAGCCCGAGTTCTAGTCCCGCACGTAGCGCAATGGCGGTACGCTTATCGCGTCAACGAAGGCTTGGAAATGATATGGTACGCACCGGGATCGGTGAGGCTATTCAGGCAGATGCCTGGCGAGACGGACTGGTCAATGGCAATTAACCGCGTGGCAAAGAGTTTCCAATGATTCGTGTGGTGTCGGTAATTCCCAAGGGCGAGGACGCGATTGACCTCTACTCGTCAATTGAGAAGTGGGACGGTCAATTCGAGTTCGTGTGGTACATCGAGGGCAAGAAGTGGGCCGACAAGCCACATCTGCATCAGGTCAGCATCGGCAAGCTCACTAAGCTGGCAGAGTTCCGCAAACTTTACGCCCACTACATCCCGCCGTCCGACGAGTTCGACGTGCTGAAGCATGCCGCCAAGGTATACGCCGTGCATCACGCGCTGAGCGATCATCAAGGTCTTGGAGTATTTCTGGACTACAAGACTCTCGCGCATTCGCCCATAAGCGAATCGTTCATCGAAGATCAACTCGACGACGTTTACATGTCTGTAGTCTCGCGGCGCGGGCTGCCGACTGACACGTCCATCTGGGCGGTCAACTGCGCCCACCCGTCGCACAAGCAGTTCATGGACACGTGGCTGCGCTGGTACGAGACCGGGGCGTTCAAGACGCTGGATAACTGGACCGACGCCTCGACGCTCGACTCGACCATCCGCAAGTTTACCGCCGCCGAGATCCTGCGCGTAGGCAAGTTCGACAACTCAAAGTGGGTATGAACGTACCTGAAATGGGTACAAATGAACCTGAAATGGCTACGACATGCTGATCTCCGAAGACTACAGATTGCAGCAGCGCCATCTGCACAAGACGACCAATTACGGCGTCGCCTCGCTCCAGTACGCCTCGCTAGTCGCGGACGTGCTCAACTCTACCAGCACAATCGAACTGCTGGACTATGGCGCGGGCCGCCAGAATCTCATCAAGGCGATCACCGAGCGCGGACTGGTCAACCACGAGTTCACTTACATTCCATACGAGCCATCAGATCCTGAGTGCGATACGCCGCCTGAGCCGTGCGACGCCGTAGCGTGTATCGACGTGCTGGAGCACATTGAGCCGGAGTGTCTGGATGCCGTGCTGGACGACCTCAAGCGCGTGACGCGCAAGATCGGCATCTTCACCATCGCGACTACACCTGCGGTCAAGGTGCTGCCGGACGGCCGCAACGCCCACCTGATTGTAGAGCCGCCGTCGTGGTGGATGCCCAAGATCGCCTCGCGCTTTAGCATCATGGCGATGCAGGCGTCTAGCGGCGGGTTCTTCTTGATCGTGGGGCCGCTTGCAGAATGACATACAAAGTGGTCAAGAAAGAGGTCGAGGCTTCCAGAGACGGGAAGGACTTTGGATTCAAGGTGCAGCGATATTACGCCACTTGGTATGGTAGAGAACCGGTAACTGAGCCGCCTCTTGACAACGCCTTTGTTGAGGTTTGGGCGGACGGATCGATTACTCTGCATAAAGATGATTCGATCATTTTTCTGTACCAAGATCAGTGGAGTGGAATTGTGGTGGCGCTACAGGAGGCTATCAATGACAAGAAGATTAAGCGTGATTCTGAGCGCAAGGCATGGATGGACTCAACAAAGCACTCAAAGGAATTTTATGGCGTGCCGGTTGACTTAAGCCGCGCCGAGGTTATTGCGGCAATAGAGTCAAGTCCGATTGAGGTGGAGGCCGTATCTAATGAGATGGTGGCTAACTACTCTAGGCCGCTTATTCGCTTCAATAAAAATCTTTATCATCTTTGCCGCACTGACTTAATGGATGATGTATCTACTGGCTTGTGTAAAAATTTAAGCGCAGAACAGTGGAGGGCACACTATCTTGAAAAAGCGCAAAGCTGTATGGGCGCTCGCATCAAAGACAAGAGTTTTTGCGTAATTGACGCCTATTCTGACGGCTGAATCAATGCTCAATCTATACCTTGGTCACGACCCCCGCGAAAGCGTAGGCTCCCACGTCTTCGTCGAATCGGTGCTACAGACCACCTCAGTCCCGGTCCAGTTCATGTTCCTGCACAAACCCATGATCGAGACGGCGGTCAAGCGCAAGATCGCGGTCGGCACCAACGCCTTCACGATCAGCCGCTTCATGATCCCGTGGATTCAGAAGTTCACCGGCATGGCCATCTTCGCTGACGGGGCGGACATGCTCTGCCGGGCCGATCTGGCCGAGCTGCACGCACTCTTTGACCCCACCAAGGCTGTCCAAGTAGTGAAGCACGAGTACACCACCAAGCATCCCATGAAGTACGTGGGCACGTCTATGGAGTCGCCTAACGAGATGTACCCGCGCAAGAACTGGGCGTCGCTCATGCTCATCAACTGCTCGCACTACGCCTGGCGGAAGATGAACCCGAATGCGATTGCGGACACCGCAAAGATCGACTTGCTCCAGCTCAAGTTCATCAACGACCTGTTCATTGGCGAGTTGCCGGCGACGTGGAATTGGCTGGCCGACGAGTACGGGCCGAACCCGGAGGCTAAACTCCTCCACTGGACGGCAGGTATCCCGTTGTTTCCGCACTACAATGATGCTCCTCACGCCGACGAGTACCGCAAGATGCACGCTCTGGTCAACTATGCGACGCCATGATCGAGAACCGCTCTTACATCTGCCATGTTGACGAGACCACGCTCAGAATTGGGCGGCTGGTCATCGGATTCGGCAGAGTCAATAACGGCGCGTGGCGAGTGGCGTGGGTTCTACGATTCAGGATACTGAGTCCCAGTTAGTACAGATTGACTGCGCTACCCGGTTCGGTTAGTATCCGCTAACCGGGAGCGATTGCCGTGTCCCCGCGCGTCTATTACTGCGAGGACACATGGCAATTGCGAATTACGGCGATCTAAAGTCTGCGGTTGCTGAATGGCTTGCCAAGAGCAACCTCTCTGCTCGCGCCTCAGACTTTATCGACCTGGCCTCCACGCGCATCTACTACGGGTCGGGCGGGCCGGCCAAGACGGAGCCTGTCCGCACGCTTGAGATGCAGGCGTTTGAGGCTCCGGTGCCGGTCTCGCGGGTAATCACGCTCCCTGCGCGCTACCTGAACACCATTCGGCTGTCTGGGTCTACAGGGTCTGCCGGCTGGACGCTGGAGCCCATCTCGCCCGCCGCAATCTCAGAGTACGAGACGTATTCCGGCCTGCCGAGCTACTACACGTTTCTGGAGGGCGGCATACTCCTCAGCGGGCAGTCCGCCGCGACCTACCGCCACGACTACTACCGCTCGTTCGTCCCGTTCTCCGCCGACGACGACACTAACGCCCTGTTGACCAAAGCGCCCGGCCTCTGGCTCTACGGCGCGGCAATCGAAGCGTCGCTGTACCAGAAGGACGACGCCAGCATGCAGCGGATGCTCTCGCTGTACAACGGGGTGGCGTCCGCGATTAACCGTCAGGTGAGCTGGTGGGCTGGCGGCGGCACCTTGAGCATGAGGGCGCGGTGAACCCAGTACTCGGCTTCTCCCCCGATGCCCCGCGCACGACGCCGGGGATCATCACTGACTGCACGGCGTTCATCCCGTATGAGGCCGGCATGGAGGCTGCGCCTACCCCAGCGTCAATCGGCGCTCCCGCACTTGCTGGAGCCGCTATCGGCGGGATCTCGTGGACCGCCATCGACGGGACTCAGCGCATTTTCTCAGCGACCAATCAGACCAAGATCTTCGAGTTGACTGGCGGGGTGACGTGGACTGACCGCTCGGCCGGCGGAGGCACCTACGCAGCCACCAACTTCGTCACGTTCGCTCCGTTCGGCAACGCCATTGTGGCTGCGCTAGGCACGTCTACGGCGCTCAACGCATCGACGACTGGCGCGTTCTCGGCCATCGCTACCGCTCCACAGGCGCGTATCTGCTTCGCCGTCGTGACCAGCGGCGGTGGATTCGTAATCGCCGCGAACACGAACGTCAACGCCGACGCATGGCACTGCTCGGGGCTGAACGACCACACCACATGGACGCCATCCATCGCCACTCAGGCAAACAGTGGCCGGCTGGTCGGGAACGATAGCGGGGCGATTACAGCCGGCGTCGAGTTTGGCGACCGTCCCGTCCTGTTCAAGCTGCGTTCGATCCTCCTCGGCAACTACGTCGGCGGCGACACCACATTCACGTGGTCAGAAGTCCCAACGTCGGCGGGCTGCGTCGGCCCGTTCGCGCTTGCCAACATTGACACCGGAGTCTTTTTCGTCGGCCCCGACAACATCTGGATCTTTGACGGCTCGCGCCCGTACACAGTCGCCGACAACCAGATCCGTCAGTGGTTCTACAACGACCTGAATCGCGGGTTCCGTGACCGCATCAGGGTCGTCTACAACCGCGACCGCAATACCGTATGGATTCACTATCCCAATCAGTCGTCCACCGGCCAATGCAACGCCTGCATTGTCTACCACCTGGTCACGAAGCAGTGGGGGCGTAACAATCTGGTAGCTCAGCATGCGTTCGGCTATGTGCAGCCTGGGGTCGTAATCGACAGCGTGACCGGCGTCATCAACTCGTACTCCGACCCGATTGACAGCGACAGGTGGAATCCGTCGGCCCGCTCGGTCGCCGTGTTCAACTCGTCCAACGTGCTCCAGACCCTGACCGGATCTCCAGCCACCTCGACCTTCACGACCGAGGAGTTCGGAGACGAGGAACAAGAGTCCTTCATGGACGAGATCCGGCTGCGCTACGCGGCGGTCCCGTCGTCCGCAAGCGCCATTGGCTACACGCTTGATGAGTCGTCCGAGACGGCAGACACGAACCTCAACCTGTCGTCGTCAGACATCCCCGCCAACGCCCGCAACAAGTTCGACTTGCGGCAGCAGGGCCGATTCCACAAGGTTCAGTTCACGTTCAGCGGCAACTGTCGGGTGACCGGCAAGCGGCCGAAACTTCAGATGACAGGTGGGCGATGAAAGTCCAGCACGATTACCCGATCATTCACCACTTCGGGGCCAACGCATACGTCCGCGAGATGCGGATTGATACGCCGGGCATGGCGGCGATCACCCACGCCCACGCATACGACCACCTCTCCTACCTCGCAAAAGGCAAGGCTGCGGTCAACTGCGATGGAGTCGTGACGGAATACACCGCGCCGACAATGATTACGATCAAGCAAGGAGTGTCGCATGGCATTCTTTGCGTCGAGCCGCTGATCTGGCTCTGCATTCATGGCGTGCCGGCGGACCTGACAGAAGATGAGAAGGTTTCCAACGTCGAGCACGTGAAGGAGAATTGATATGCCTTGGATCGGTCCACTTATCGGCGCCGGTATTGGTCTTTTTGGCAGTAGAGGCGGCGACAATCAAACCGTCTCGCGCCAGGAAGTCCCACCGCAGCTTCAGCCGCTGCTCGGATATGTCGGCCAGCGCGGCTGGCAGATGGGCGAGATGCCGTTCTCGCCGCTGCCGTTCAACCCGACAGCCGACTTCAACCCGTACCAGTACGCCGGCTTCGACATGACCGCCGACCGCGCGCTGAACGGCGGGCAGACGCTCGGCATGGCTGAGGGCGGCCTGCAGGGCATCCTCGGCGGCGGGGCGATGAATCCGTACATGGGCGCGATGACCGGGAACACTCAGGCCGGTAGGAACCCGCTCGCCAACTCGAATCCTTATGTTGACCGCATGGTCAATCGCACGCTCGATGACCTTCAGGGCCGCTTCGGCACAAACTCGATGAGCGGCGGATCGGTGGGCAACGCCAACCTGACGCGCGTTGGCATGGAGGGCATGGCGGATGCGGCCAACCGCCTGCGCTACGGAGACTTTACGAACCAGCAGCAACTGATGGAGTCGCAGGCCAACCGCGATCAAGGCATGAACCAGTTCAATACTAACAACTGGATGAATGACATCAACCGAAACGCCGGCATGTACCAGCAGGGCATCGGGAACATGATGGGCGCGATTGGTCAGGCCCCGCAGACATACATGGCGGGGTTCATGCCGAGCCAGATGATGCAGCAGATCGGCAGCACAATGCAGCAGCAGAACCAGAACCAGTTGAATGCCGGGATGAGCGAGTTCAACCGCGCGCAGCAGCACCCGTTTCAGACGTGGAATGCGATGCTCCAGCCGTTCGGCAATAATACTGGTGGAGTCAATACGACGACTCAGCCCGGAACCAGCCCCGCCGCTGGCCTGCTTGGAGGCGCGTTGGCCGGTGGTCAACTGTGGAACATGTTTAATCGGCCGCAGAACCTGAACGGCGTCTTCTAAGGATCACATCATGCAGAACTTATACCAAGACGTTCCGCAACACGGCGGCTTCACGCCAGGCAGCGACAGCGAGTCGATCCAGCCCATGCCGCGCGGGCCGTCCATGCCGATCCCCGGCAACCCTCAATTCCCTTCGCCATTCGGCGGGCGTAGTCCATTCGGCGGTGGCGGGTTTGGCGGTGGTCGCAGCCCGTTCCCAAGCCCGTTTGGCGGAGGCTTTGGTGGAGGCTTTCCGGGATTCGGCGGTGGCTTTGGTAACGGATTCGGCGGCGGCGGCGGCTTCCCAGGCTTCGGTGGCGGCTTCGGTGGATTCCCCGGCATGGGCGGTGGTGGCGGCGGCTTCTACGGCGGCAACTTCATGCCCAACCCGTTCCAGCAGAACATGTACCAGTCTGGCTACATGCCGCCGTGGATGGCGCAAGGCATGAACACGAACTTCTCGCCTTCGGCCAACATGTTCCAGAACCAGATGGCCCGCTCACAGCAGATGCGTCCGCAAGGCTTCTTCGGGTTCCAGCCGCCGCAGCCGCCTCCTGTCCCGACAAACTACTGGGGGACTCCGCAGGCGCCTAGCGGTGGCGGTGGCTCTGGAGGCGGTAGCGGTAGCGGCGGCAGCGGCGTAGGCCCCAATGACCCTTGGGCACCGAGCGACAGTTGATCGGAGCACGTAATGCAGAACTTCTTTGGCACTGACATGGAAGACCCTCGCACCCAGATGATTCTGGCGATGGCGGCGGGTCTTCTCGGCACCAAGGGCAACTTGAATCAGGCGCTCAGCGCTGGCTTGATGGGCGGGTCTCAGGCATACGATCAAGCTCAAAAGATGAAGATGTCCAAGGAGCAGGCTGACTCGCAGCGCAGGTTGATCAACTCTCAGATTACCGAGAACGAGGCCCAAGCCGAGCGCGCAAGAAGTCTTGCCGAACGCGGCCTCGACCCAAGACTCCCGATGCCCGTTCAGGAGTGGGAATACTTCAACAAGTTGTCGCCACAAGATCAGCAGCGATTCCTTGACATGAAGCGCCAGAACTACGGCGTAAGCACCATTGCCCAGGTTCCTACGCTTGTTCGTCGCGGGCCTGAGCCTGAGACGAAGCCGCTGACGACGCTGCCCAATGTTGTTAGCGCCGCCGCGCAAGTGGCGGCAGCTACTGGCGGAGCAAGGGTCGCAGCGGAGACTTTGGCAAAGTCGGCAGCACAGGCGCAGATTGACTTGCCCCAAGTTGCTTCCGATACGTCGTACACGATTGAACTGCTCGACAAGCTGAAGTCGCATCCGGGGTTGATACTCGGCGTTGGAGACATTGTGCGCGGATCTGTTCCTCCGGTTTACGGGGCGCAGGCAGACTTTGTAATTCTGCACAACCAGATCAAAGGTACTCAGTTCTTGCGCGCCTATGAAACCCTAAGGGGCGGCGGTCATATCACCGAGATTGAGGGCAAGAAGGCAACTGATGCAATGTCGCGTCTTGATCGAGCCGGTACTCCGCAAGAGTTCAAGGCTGCTGCGTCTGAGTTGCAGGAAATTTTGCGCAAAGGATTCGAGCGTGCGCGCATGAAGACTCGCAACAATAATCCGCAACAAGGCGCTCCACAGGCTCGCAAGAGCGCATCTGAGATGACCGATGCGGAGCTTGAGGCGGAACTGGCAAGAATGCGCGGAGGCAAGTAATGGACGAGGATCGCGTTCGAGAACTTGAGCTTGAACTTGAGTTGCGCCGCAGACGCAATGCGCAGCAAAGCATGATTCATCGCCAGTCTATGCAGGCCAAGCCTGTAAAGGCGCAGGGCGGGTTCATGGACTTCCTCGGCGGCATTGGCGAAGGGCTTGGTGACATTGGGCGCGGGGCCAAGCAGCGAGTAGTAGAGGCCCGCACTGCTATGGGGTATTTGACTCCAGAAGTACAAGACCGCCTGCGCAATGAGGAATCCAAGGTGCGCGACAAGCGTACCTATGACCCAACAGAGACTGGCGCTGCTGCGTTTGGGCGCGGGATCGGGACGACTCTGCCTTCACTTCCGCTAATGGCATTTGCTCCAGGAACCGGACTAGTAGGCTCTACGCTCTCGTCCGCAGGTCTTGGCGCACTCTACTCTTCGCTGCTGCCCACCACATCGAGCAAAGAGACCTACTCGAACATGGCAATGGGCGGAGTTGGTGCTGGCCTCGGCAACGTGGCGAGTCGTATTGTCATGCCGACCGGCGCTCGGACGATGACTCAGGCGCAAAAGGATCTGCTCGACATCGCAAGACGAGAGCGCATTCCGCTGCGCACTAGCGAGGCCACCGGCAGCGCGGCGATCAAAAACTATGAGCAGATGGCCGCTAACCGACCGCTTACCGCCGGCATGGAGCAGCGGTTCAACGAGGAGCAGACGCGCGCCATCAATCGGGCAATTACTCGTCGCCTCGGGAATGAGGTGGATGAGGTCAATCCGCAGACGCTTCAGTCCTTTGGCAAAGAGATCGGCGGGCGGGTCGGGCAAGCCGTGCAGGGCAAACAGGTTGATCTGACCGACGACGTATTTAACGCCGTTGTAAAAGTTGACTCTGAGTTCTCGCAAGGAGGCAAACTGACCATGACGCCGCAAATCAAAGAGCTTATTGACAACGCTCTTGTGACTATCGCCAGCAAGCAAAAGGTCAGCGGAAAAGTCGCCCAAGGAATCAAATCAAAGTTGCAAGATCGGATGCGCGATGCGTATAACGCTCAGACTCCGAACACTGAACTGGGCGATGCACTCAAGACGATCATCAACGGCATGGATGACGCGATTGGGAACACCATGACCGCTGCCGAGCGCGCAGCATGGGAGAAGGCCCGTCGGCAGTACGGCAACTACAAGGCTGTAGAGGACATCATGATTCGGCCGACTCGTCAAGGTGCCGAGGGCGACGTCCCGGTCAAGAATCTGGCTAGCGCGCTGGAGCGTCAATTCAGCGGGTCATACGCCAAGGGTACGGCGGACCTCGCTGGTGTGGCTCGACTCGGACAGGTGATTCAGCCTCCTGGTCGCAGTGCCCTGCTGGGCGAGTCTGGATTCCCTGTTGTCAGGAATGCACAGGATCTTGGCCGCGCAGCCATCATGCCGATCTTGCAGTCTAAAGCCGTCCAAAACTACTTGACCGGAGACTTGAGAGTCCCCGGAGCAGGCTTCATGCCGGTTCAATCGTTGCTGCGCGATAGCCCGAGGGCGCTCAGGACGAACGATGCAATTCTCCGATCAATGGGACTATCGCCGCTTTTCATGGAAGAGCGGTAGTACTGGACACGAACATGGACTGGCAAGAGATCGCAATTGGACTGCTCACCACCGCCGCGACAGTGTTCGGCTGGTTTATGCGGGAACTGTGGAGCGCGGTGCAGATGCTGCGCAAGGACTTGCAGGCGTTGCAGAACTCGCTGCCATCGACATATGCGAGGCGCGATGACATGAAGGACATGTTCGACCAGTTGCTGACCGAGATCCGGCAGTTGCGCACCGACATCAATTACAGAGACAAGTAGAGGGAATCATGCCGGCACCAGCCACACCTTTTGACATCAGCCCGACGGTTGCGTCCAATGGCCCCGATGGGGCTGTGGAGCAGGTATCGGTGCTTGACGACTACCTGCGCGGAACGCAGGCGTGCATTCGCCAGCTTGTGAACAAGGGGGCGGATATTGCGTCGGCGGCGACTATAACGCCAGCCGCTACAGCGTCCTACTTCGACGTGACCGGCACAACAGGCATCACTGGTATCGCGTCTACGAACTCGTGGGACGGGCGCGTCATCAAGCTCCAGTTCGACAATTCGCTCACGCTGACGCACTCGGCCACGCTCGCGCTGCCAGGCTCTGTGAACTACACGACGCAAACGGGTGACGTGCTGGAGTTCGTGCAGGAGGCGTCTGGGACGTGGCGGTGTACTAATCAGTCCCGCAGCAATACGGGGTCGTTTGGGGCTGGTAGTGCGGCTGCGCCGTCGGTCAGGTTCCTTGGTGCGGTTACTTCTGGTCTGTACTCGCCCGGCACGGATCAAGTTGGTATCTCTACGGCTGGCGAGGCGCGGATGACTTTTGCGGCGGCAGGCAATGTCGCCGTCAACGCGCCGTCCAGTGGCGAGCACACGATCAACGGCAACGTCAACCTGGGCAACTCCGGGGCCGAGCCGACGGTTCTTGTGCAGAACCCGCTGGCGAATTCCGGGCAAAACGTCAAGTTTGCCTTGCAGACCGGCGGCGTGGACAACATTCTGTTGCGATACACCAACGGCTCAGCCGGGGCGTTCACGATGACGGTGGGCGATACTAGCACCGCTGCCTTGGTGGCTTCCAACTTTCTTAACGACAACGGGGTCAACGTCAACGGCGTGAACGTAGTTCGAGCCCGCGCTACAGGATGGGGCGCTCCCACCGGCACCGCAACCCGGACCACCTTTGCCACCGGTTCGGTTACGCTGCCGCAACTGGCTGAGCGGCTGAAGGCGCTGATCGACGATCTGACCACGCACGGACTGATCGGCCCGTAATGCGCGTCCGCACATTGAACATTGACGTGGTGGCAACATGAAGGGTCCGCTGCTCGGCCTCATGCTGATTCTTATTGGCATCGTTACGAAGCCGCTGGTACTGGTCTATGCGATTCGCGGGAAGTACCCGTGGTGGATGATTACGCCGGATGATCTGCCGCGCAAGTTCGCCCCGCACTTCGGCCACTACGAGGAGACGGTCCGCAAGATCTACAAGCGGTTCGGACGCTACATCGGTGATGTCTACTGGCTGGCATTCCGCAATTCCAATTACGGGCTGGCCTACCACTTCAAGCCTGATAGATTCAAGGCGATTACGGACTACAGCCGGTTCAGCCACCAGATCGAGTACAAGCGGTGGGGCGTGCTGTACAGATGCGAAGGCTATGAGCTGCGGCAGATTGACCTGCTGTGGCGCTTCGAGATCCTGCTAGGCTGGCAAGTGCGCGGGGCGGTGCTGCGGCCGTACAGCCCACGCGACGAGATCAACATGGAGTTCCGACCGATGTTCTCAATTCGGAAGGCTGGATGATGGAAGACGACAAGATCAAGTACACACTGCTGGGTCCGATGGCCTCTTACCACTTCGACCGCAAGGCTGTGTTCAACGAGCAGCATCCAGGGCTTGGGCTGCTGTCGCCGGAGGGCTGGGCGTTCGGTGCGTACAAGAACAGCCACGGCAAGACCAGCGTCTACGGCGGCAAGGAGTTCAAGCGGCGCATATTGCCCGGGCTTGACGCTGGAGTGCAGGCTGGGCTGGTGAGCGGGTATCCGGCGGCGCCGGTACTGCCTGCGTTGATCCCGCAGCTCATCGCGGACTTGCCGATGGACCAGAAGCTCGCGCTCATGTTCATGCCGCCGATGGGAAAGTACGGTGACGGCGGATTCGCGTTGCAGTACAGGAAGATGCTCAAGTAGTCATGGCTACGTTCAATTACGGCAAGTATGTAAGCCGGCTGCCCGCCAACACTGACCCGCAGTTGGCGCGGGCGCTGGCCGACGTGTTCAGAGATTTGCTAGGTGATATTTATGCTGCGTCTAGCGGTGGCGGAGGCGGTGGTGGTGGAGGCGATAAGCCTACTATTCCTTACCACCTAGCAAGGCGGGCCCTGTACACGATGTACATGGACGCCTACAACGAAACATTGTCCACCACTCCTGGATTCTCTTTCACTACCATTCGTGGGTCTAACATATCGGCTGTCCGAGACACCACGAACGCAGTAAAGGCTATCAACAGACTCGCGCGACGCACCTCTGGGTCTCCGCCAGGGGTTGGATGGAATATTGGTGTAACTCCGTCCAATCCGTTCTGCGTGGTTTTTCCGAGAACTACTAACGACTGCGGATTTACACTTGGGATAGTGTGCGGGTTCGACGATCTAACTTCAGCCGCGCTCGCTGACGTCGAGTTCCTGTTTGGGATGAACAGCAACACGGCGGCAATGCCGGCCTCTGGTGCTTTGTTGACAACCAGCGCGTCCAACTGGTTCGGCCTGTACGGTCAGGGCGGCTCCGTTGGATTCGGATACAAGGCATCGGGAACTACCAGCATCACTCAACTGCACTCCCTCAGCACGGGCCTGTACGCGCCCTACAGCGGGTTTTATCTCCTCTTCGAGGTGAGCCCGGCGGACTCGTCCGTCAACTACTCGGTGAGCACGATCTCTGCTGTAGGCACGTTGACGCCACTGGTGAGTGGGTCTACTTTGGCGTACGCGCCGGGGGGAGTTTCGATGGCGCCAGCCGTGTCTGGATTCCGCCCGAGCGGCACGGGTGACTTCGACCTCTTCGTGGCGTCTGTGGTGGCCCAAGCGAACATCATTGGGAATGCGTCTTTGTAGTCATCGAAAGTCAACTTGAGAGTCTAGGAGGCATTATGGGAAGTCTGTCGAAGGAAAGCGTAGCGAAGACCATTGAGGAGATGGGGCGGCCTCAGCAGGCGGCGCCGCAAAGCGGTCTGCTGGCTCCGGTCGGCTCGCCGCGTGACCCGATTGGATCGCGCGCACGCATGGAGTACAACAACTACGTCGTCCAGATGGCGTCGCAGGGCCAGCAGCCGCTTCCGTTCGAGCAGTGGCATGCACAGTTCCTCGCGCCGCCGCCGCGTCCGCAGCAGGCCCCTGCGCCGGCCGGCAAGGGTCGCGGACTGCTCGACTTTCTGACGAGGTAGATCATGGCGCCGTTCATCGCTGGGCTTATCAAGTTCGGACTCCCGCTGCTCGCTAACGCCGTCGCGTCCAAGGGCAAGGATTGGGTCGAGGAGAAGACTGGCGTCAAGCTGCCGGACCTGACCGGCGCCGAGCCGCCGCCCGAGGTGCTGCTGCAATTGAAGCAGCTTGAGTTCGACAAGCAGCAGTTGCTGATCGACGCTGCGCTGAATAACCGCAAACTAGACGTGGAATTGGTCAAGGTGGACGCCGAGGACCGTGATTCGGCCCGCGACCGCGAGATCAAGGTGGCCGAGAGCGCAGGCGCACCGCAGATCGGCAAGATCACGACGCCGGTGCTCGCGCTGTTTACGGTGCTCGGATTCTTCGCCGTGCTGGTCGCCCTGATCTACTGCGCGGTACAGGGCTACACGCTGCAAGACGGCCTCAAGGAAGTGCTCTACATCATGCTGGGCGTGCTGGGCACGCAGACGAACAGTGTGTACAGCTACTACTTTGGGTCGTCCAGCGGGTCGGCGCAGAAGTCCCTACAGGCTGGGTGGGCGAAATGAGTCTACGCAAGCAGCAGAACATCTTTGCGAGTCAGGTGGCCGCGCTGATCGTCGAGGCGAATAGACAGGGCTACGAGGTGAGTCTGGGCGAGGCCGAGCGCCCAATCGAGATGCAGCGGATTCACATGGCCGCCGGCCGCTCGACGACGATGAACTCCATGCACCTGAAGCGGTGTGCGATTGATCTCCACTTCTTCGACTCGACCGGGCAACTGTGCTATCCGGCTGGCTTAGGGGCGTTTTGGGAGTCGCTGGATCCCGCAAACAGGTGGGGTGGGAACTGGCAATCGTTCAAGGATATGCCACACTTCGAGCGTAAAGTGTGACGTGTATGAGACCTGAGCCGCCTGACGACCACGTTGAAGCTGTAGGACTCGTCTGGGTCATCTGGCTCGTCGCCGCGTATATGCTGATTGTATTGACGCTCTGATGTCGTTTTGGCTGCTCAGCGGAGTCACGCTCGTCTACGTGTGGATTGCGGTTGAGGGCGCTATCAGGGGGCCGCACTGGCAGGCCGTCGTGTTCGGCGGGTACGCGCTGGCTAATTGTGGATTGCTTTGGGCCATGAGGATGAAGTGATATGCCGAAACATCACGCCAATCCAGTGTCGGACGAGCAGGTTGCCGAGTTCGACATGTACATCGAGAAGTGGCGGGAGAAGCTGAACCTGCGCGACTGGCGCGTCGTCCGGGCCAACAAGCGCGATACGACCTGCATGGCGTCGCTGCTATCTGTTGAGCCTGAGCACAAGTTGGCGAGGTACTCGGTTGGACTCCACTTCGGCGTCTGCGAGGTGACTTCGGAGTCGCTGGAGTCCACCGCCATTCACGAGATGCTGCACCTTCGGCTGCGCAGCCTGATGGACGCCTGCATTGACGAGCGCGGCCACACGCATATCGTCAATGAGAAGGAGCACGAAGTTGTGGTCGTGCTTGAGGAATTGCTCATGCGGGCCTACGGCGGAGAGTCATAGGCCGCCTCGTTCTTTGACCAAGGAATACCGACCGATGCCTACGCCCAGATTGTCCGATGAGTTGGCCCACCAGGCGGCTGACATGTACCGCAGGCATGGAGGGCGCGATGGGGCCGCGAAACTGGGCGTCAACGCAAAGACATTCGAGGCGCGGGTCAGGATTGCGATAGAGCGCGGGTTGCTGACGCGCGAGGATCACCCAGTATTCCGCAAGCAGCATTCGACGGTGCGCCAGATGGAGGTCGGGGCGGCACCGGACGACGACTTATCAGTCAACGAGCTGCTGGCGCTCAAGAAGTCGCTGTATGAGCGCAAGCTGGCGAAGGACAAGTGGGCGCAGCTTATTCCTGTGACGGTCAAGGACCGACAGCCCATTGCGATCACTGTGCTAGGCGATCCACACGTCGATGACGACGGCTGCGATATAGGTGCGCTGGAGCGCGATCTGGACGTGCCTAGCAGCACTCCCGGCATGTACTTGCTTCACCTGGGCGACCTGACGAACAACTGGATCGGCCGGCTGGCCAAGAAGTACGCCGATCAGATGACCACGCGGAGTCAGAGCTATAAATTGGTCGAGTGGGTGCTCAAGGGGCGGCCGAATCTAGCAGTGGTGTTCGGCAACCACGACCTGTGGCAAGGGGCGGAACTACTCACGTACATGACTCGCGCTGCGTCTACGGTCGGCCAGCCGCACGGCGCGCGCATGGAATTGCGGTTCCCCGGAGACCGCACCTTGCGGATCCACACACGGCATGACTTTCCTGGGCGCTCACAGTACAACGCCGCGCATGGCATGCGAAGGGAGTTGATGTTCGGCTACATGGACCACATCCTGCTGTGCGGACACATTCACCAGGATGCGGCTCAGATCGTCCCGAATGTGGACGGTGACGTGAGCCACCTGTATCGCGTTAGCGGGTACAAGATCCTCGACGACTACGCCGATGAGAACCGCTATATCCCGCACCGCATGGCGCCGTCAGTGACGCTCGTGCTGAATCCTTGGCATCCTGTGCCGGCCGAGCGCGTCAAGCCATTCTGGTGCGTGGAGCACGCGGCGGAGTGGCTGACGTTCCTGCGGGCTAAGAAGGCGGCCTAACAGTTAAGCGTCAATGATCAATGTGTTCTACAAAGCGCCGGCCATCATCAGAAACCCATAAAAACGAGGCGCAATCCCTATGTGAGCGGCTCATCCACTCGAACCATACGCTCACATGAGCAGAACCGTCTTCTGTCATCATTGGTTTCCACACTACAAATTTGCGATATGTTGTGGTGTCGTTGTTTATCACTATCATTTCATCAGCTCCTGTTGCGGCCCAACCGTCGCGTATGTGAAACACGCATAGATTTGCCGTCTTTTGTATACGCATCTGCCGTGACATGTTTACTTTCGCGCGGCTGGTTTGTCGTGTAGCCTACGGTCTTCCACGCAGGCGGGCGCGGAAGCTGCGCACACAATGGGGCCACTCCTCCCCCTTGCAGCCGACCGCGCCCAGCCCGGCCCCGCCCCACACTGCCTCTGACCCGCAAGCGCGCGGCGGTAGGTCATTGGGGTGCAGAGCTTGCACGGGCTGGATAAATCACGTTAGATGGCAAAGCACGCCTGCGCAGTTCGCTGCGCCTGCATTGCCTCATAGTCGTCGTTCAGTTCGCACCCGATCCAGTTGCGCCCCAGGCTGGCCGCCGCCCGCGCGCTGGTGCCCGATCCCATGAACGGATCGAGCACAAGGTCGCCCGGCTCGCTGCCACACAGGATGCACCGCTGCGCCAGCTCGGTCGGCATCGCGGCCGGGTGCTGGCCGTCGCTGTCGCTCGCAACGTCCCACACCGAATGTCCCCACCACTTTGCGCCTTCCGGGCCGCGTGCGTAGTAGTGCTCGGCCTTCGCCAGCAGGTACAGGTATTCGTGGCTCGTCGCCGGCCGGTCCAGGCGCATCGGCTCCACCGCGGCCGGCTTGCGCCAAATGATCGTCTGCCGCATGTACCAGCCATCGCGCCGCAGCGCATCGGCCAGGGCAAACGCCACCAGCGTCAGGTCTTTCATCTTGTAGCCGGCCGGCGGCATCCTGAATCCCTTGCGCTCGCGGACCGTCGCCCAGCTCGTGCGGTCGCCAGCGTTGCCGCCCCCGCCCTTGCCGCTGGCCGCGAACACATCGCCCACGTTCAGCCACAGCGTGCCGTCGTCGGTCAGCAGGTCGCGCAGCAGGCGAAACACCTGCACCAGCGTTGCCACGTAGTCGGCCGGGTCGCGCTCCAAGCCAAGCTGGCCCTCGCGCCCGTAGTCCCGCAGCCCGCCCCAATATGGCGGCGAGGTCACGCACATGCGCGCCTTCACGCCCTGTCCTATCAGGTCGCGCATCACTTCGCGGCAATCTCCGAACACTACGCGGTTCATCTGTCTGTGCCTTCGTTCACCATGCCATCTAACTGGTCGCTCAAGGGCGACAGTAGCCGGAGTACCGGCGCCTGCGCCTTAGCTCCAACGTTAGCCGGCTTACTGCGCACCACTACCGGGCTTCACTTCTTCTCGCATGCGGCATCCGACCGCCTTGCTTTGGCAAGTTCCAAGCACGCACCCGCACACGTTGCTCCTATGGCCCAACTCTTTCTGCATTGCGTCAATGGCGCTCCACAACGCTTCGGCGTGATAGAAGTTCAGATACACCGGAGTTAGGGCGTCATCGTCCCGGCGCTCGTTGATCTGCCGCACAAGTGATGCCAGAGCACTGGCTTGCTCTTGGTTGAACATCACAACACCACCGGCTTCTGTTGAACCTTGATGCCAAAGCACATGAACAGCAGCGCTTGGCCGCGCGCATCTTCCTTGCGGCCATAGGCGCGGGCCTTACGCTCGTCATCTGTCCACGTCGGCTGGTTGTCAGCGTCAAAGCCTGCGAACAGTTGGCCGGTTGCCTTGTTCATCACTGCGTAGCTGGTTTGCATTTGCGTCTTCCGGTTGGTGTGTCGATGGGTGTTATTGAATCACAACAACATCAGCACGTCAACATCTTTTTGCATCACGTATACTTGCCGCATGGAACAGCCAAAGAACCCCGGCGGTCGCCCGCCCGTGCCAGAAGACCAGCGCCTAGTGCAGCGCTCCATACGCCTCACGCCAGCGCAGTGGGCCAAGATCGACCAGCATGGGCTTGCGTGGCTTCGTGCGCTCATAGATCGCTCGCGCCCTCCACCGGCCGGCTAACACTTCGCTCAAGCCGACGCCTGACGGCGCGGCTTACCTCGGGCGTTAGGCATGCTGGGCAGCGGTTTGGCGCGCGTAGCGCAGCAAGTCCTGCAGGCCCACCCAGTTGCCGTAAGGGCCGCCCCAGCCACCGGAGTCGCCATACAGCTTCACCTGGCCGGCATGGTTCAGCCGGCAGGGCTTGTATCCGGGCCGGTTGCTGCACTGCCAGTGGCTCACGACAAACCCGGTGTCCTTGTTGGTCTTCATCAAGATCACCTTGTCGTCAACACTCAGGCCACTATCCCACCACGGGCGCGTCTGGTGTGCGCGAGTCAGCGCCGCCATCAACGTGCCCCCGTTGTCCAGCATGTCATTGGCTGCGGCCAAGTCGGCGCACTGCTGTTCGTACTCCACGCACTGCTGTTCGTACTCCACGCACTGCGCTTCGGTGCGGAACTGTTTGCCGTCTTCTGCTTCGTACATCGTTACGGTTTTCATCTTTGCTCTCCAATGTCTATCGGGCATGCCTAACCCGGCGCTCGACCTGACCTGCGCAAACTTTATGCCCAAATTGACATAGTCCGCTGAGCTGAGCTAATCACCGCTCTCCGAGGGGGATACAAACACAATGCAGCCAAAACCAACCCAAACCCAAAAAGCCAAAGCCCGCGCTTAGCGGGCCTTGGGTACTGCTCAGGAAGGTACTGACACTGCATTGTGACGGTCATCGCGTCCCCGCTGCACCGTGAGCGCATTCTGACACATGCCGGCGGCTCGGCAATCACGTGTTTTTGGGGTTTGGTTTTGGGGTTGACTGCATTGTGTCTGTATCCCCGCCGGAGGCAGCCAGTGAGTCGAGCGAAAAGAGAATTGGGAAGTAGCGACCGCTAACGCCGTTTTCATCCACGCTTGACGGTATACGCTCCACTGCTGTCCCGCTTGACCTTCCCGTCCTTCTCCATCCGCTTGACCGCCCGTGTCACCTTGGCGTGATACGGCGCACCGTTCGGCGTCAGCCAGCCCATCGCCCGCGCCCACTCGCTCATTGACTGGTCCGGCCGCGCCCGGATGACATCCAGCAGCGCCGCATCCTCATTGGACGCCTGCATGCGGATCTGATGCGCCTGCTCCATGCCGACGATCTCCGCCACCGAAACCTCGGTCGTGGACCCGTCGCTGAATCCAACCTGCTGCGTGCTCAGCTCAGCGGTGACTGGCTCCCAGGGAATCCCCCGGATCTTGTTGTAATGCACCTCGATCATCCCTCCGTCATTCCACAGGCTCATATTGCAGTCCACCCGCCCAAATATCGCCCCGCCCCCACGCGGCTTCATGTTGTCCCGCTTGGCCTCCTTCGAGGGGTGGCAGTTCACTATGACCGTCGGACTCCCCCACTCCGGCAACGTGAACCGCTGCATGATCGAAATGGCCTCGTGCGTCTGAGTATTCGAGTTCTCATCCTCCCGGCCAAAGTACGCGCTGAACGTATCAATAGTGATACTGACGAACGGCTCCCACTTCTCCGCGTCCCGCTGCGCGCGGATCTTTGCGTAGCACGTCTCGATCTCGCCATCTACACGGTACACGCGCATGTGCTTGCCCAGCGTCTCCAGCGAGACTCCGTAGCGCAGTGCCGCCGCCTTCACCTGTAGCGAGGCGTTGTAGGCGTTGTCGCCGGCCAGCAGCAGCACGTTGCCCTGCTGGAACCTGACGCCGCCGATGGTCAGCCCGCCCACATGCGCGACCGCGCACATCGTAGAGAACGTGGACTTGCCATGATTCGGATGCGCCACCAAGGATGTGATCTGCCCGCGCTGGAACAGGGGCTTGGCGGTGTAGTTGGGTGGCGGTATCTCCCGAAGCCACTCGTCTGCGGTGATGACAAGGCGAGGATTCGCCTGAGCGAGCTGCTTGATCTCGGCCATGCCTCAGCCACCACACTGCTCAACAGCATGACCCATCTAATACCCCTTCGTCAGCAGCCGCTGCCTGACGGCCTCGACTACCGGATCTGCAACCTTGGTCTTGGAAACGAGCTGGCGGTAGATCCCGCCGTGAGTGCGGTAGGCCCAGTGCCAGTAGCCAACAAGCTCTGCCCTTGTGCTCAGCCCTTCGCGGTGATTATTGTAGTCGTACGCAAGATCATCAATCTCGCGCTTCATCGACCGCCGGCTCCCTCAGAACGTCCCAGGGCGACTCCGGCATCTTGGTCTCGGTCCAGAACCGCTCGCGCTCCAAGGCGTCCAGCATGCGGGCTTGCGACCCGCGCTTGCGCCTAGGCGCCTCGAACGCCCCCTCACTATCGACCTCGCCAATTGTCCCGCTCATCGGTCTCTCCAAAAGACGCCGGCCGGTCCATGCACCGATCCCGGCAAATACGCCGCATGGGGCGCTGCGAAACGGCGGGAGGAGGATCCGCCGTCTTGCATCGCAGTCTGCTACTTGATGATAGTACCAGCACTTATTGCCGCAGCGGCGCGGACAATGGCGCGTCGTGCTGATGCTTCTTTGTCGCTGCCAACAGGCTCTTCTACCCACGGCATCGCCGATCCGCCAACACTTGCGCAAGTGACGTTCTCGAAGTAGCAGAGTTGTATCCACAGACGCACCGCCAGCCGAAAGGCGTCACCATCGTCGGTGAGGGGGTTCCACTCTGGCGCGGAAAAGATATTCATTGCCGGTTCAAGTCCCGTGCAATCGCGCAGCACACTGTCTGGCGAATAAAGGGCACGAATCCCCGCAGCCTTAGCGGCGAGTTCCAACAGTTCGCGGTCAGTCATGCCTCCCTCCCAATCTCAGCGGCGGCGCGGACAATGGCTCGGCGGGTGGCTGCGTAGGGGTCGTCTAAGTGCAGCTCAGACTGAAACCCCCCGCGCCCGACTTTAGAGACGGCCCACTCCGCTTCCGTCATGCTGGCGTCAATGTGCGGCGTAATCCGCAACTTCACCGCCAGCCGCAGCGCGTCGCCGTCGTCATCCCGTGGTCGCCACAGGAAAAGCTTAGGCTCGCCGTCTTTATCCACGGCTGACCCGGCTTCGTAGACCCATGCTCCATAAGCCCATGTGTCACAAGCGACATGCTCTTGCACGATGTAACCCGCCGCCTTCGCCGCGGCCTCAAGCAGTTCTCGATCAGTCATTACGACTCCTTAGTTGGGCGTCTTGCGGAACTCCACCACCCAAACCAACGGGTTTGCGCGCCAAGAGTCGGCGCCGTTCAGGTGGCACCACAGGTGTTCGTACCAAACGCGCGGGTCTTCGCCGCGTGCCATGTTGGCGAAAGGGCAACCTTCGGCCATCGCGTCGCCGCGCGTGATGTCTTGCAGCCGCTCAACGCGCACGCCGGTTATCACTAGCGTGATGCGGCTGGCGGCGCGCGGCATGAAGATCGACGGGCGCCACTTCAGCGAGCCGTACTCGGCTTTGTCTGGTAGCTGGTCGGTCGCGCGATACCACAGCGCGTTATCGTAGGGGTTGCATGCCCACGTCTCGCGCACCCAAAGCCGGTCGCCGGGCTTGCCGTAGGGGCAGCGCGACGGCCCACCATCAGCAGGGGCCACAAGGTCAAGGCGATAGTCGCCGCCGGGCTTCAGCACGCGCCGCGTCTGCGTCTTCGTGCCGTCCAGCAAGGCGCGCACCATCGGCCCCGAGAACAAGATGGGCCGCTCCCTGCTGGTTTGGGTGCCTTCCATCACGACTCCTTGGTTATCAACCCACTACGATGCTTCATCCACCCCGCCAAAAACCTCACGGTCACGCGCTCGGCGTACTCTCTAGAGTCGCACCAGTAGACGGGGAGCCGGTACTTGACGCTCCACGAGATGTACGATCCGACAGCCATTCGTGCGTCCACTTTAGTTCGTCGAGGAGGTACGGCGAAATCTGATAGCCCGCATTCGATGACGATGCAAGCTCGATCAAGTGCCGATAGGCGTTCAAGGCATGCCTCAAAGCGTTCCCGTGAGCCACCAACGCAGCCGTAAGCATCCAACTTTGACTTCCTCTCAACTGCGACATGATCCTCATACCCCTCTAGTGAATAGTCCCCGGACTTCAGCCCCTTGACCACTGTGTCATAGTCAACGAGCTGGAATGGTGCCTTCTCGCGTGTATCGACCACGATGCGCGGGAGTACCAGCTCAGAAGGGCGCGAGGCCATTATCGCCTTCCTTGCAGATCCCGCGCACGCTACAGTAGTTGCACATTGTATGCGCCCCGAGGCTCATGGACGCACCGGCCATCGGCATAGCACGCCAGTTGAGCGTGCGGAATCCATCGTCGGCCTGCTGGTAGAGTTCAGCCACGGTGTAGTCGCCATCGTGCGGCCGGAACTCCAACACATCGTTGACTGGCATCAGCTCGACTTTGATCGGGATGAGCGCGTCCGCACCTGACTTGCTGGTGTGGTACCACACAACTCCTCGTGCAGGTCGCGGGCGGCCTGATTGCTCTGCGAGTTCCGCGTAGATGCTGAGCTGCGCGACGTGCTCCGCTTTGACGCCGTCTTTCTTGACGTACTTGGGGTCGTTGACGTGCTTGTGGTCTTCGACAGCGCCGCCTCGTAGTCGATCGCATCTGCCAGCAACCTTAACTTCTGCGAGCACTCCAGAAAGCGCAACCTCAGTTCCGTCTTCGTCACCATATCGCTCCATCATCGCGTGCCATGCTGTACCAGTGAGCATCGCGTTCATCTCCAGCGGGTCTACCGCATAGTCCTCCACATGCTCCAGCACCGCTCGCCTTGGGCAGCCAAGGCCATGCGTGACCCTAACGGCCCCCTTGGTGTGCTGGGAGTCTCGATCCCCGATGATCGCTGCGGCATAGTCTGGGTGGACTAGTGTCTCCCCGCATACGCTGGTAGCGTAGTGATCGAGCGGCACCTCGGCCTGACAGGACTGGCAATACCACTTAGCGATAGGCATTGCTGCCCTCTGCGATCAGTTCGCGCAATTCATCGTAATGCTGGTCAAGTGCAGACTCACGAAACACTGACGGGTTGTTCTCCTTGATGTAGTCGATGCAGGAGTTGAGATAGACGAGTATCCACCACATCCGGCCAGAGTGTGTAACGTTATCCATATCGTCTCTCTGCGTTAAAGTGAGCCATGCCGGAATCGAACCGGCTCCTGTCATTTGGGTGCCTACTCCGCATTTCTGCGTCTCGGACTTACTGTGCTTCCGTTACACCAGTGGCTCTGCGTTAAGGTGAGTGAGGCCGGGCGCTACTCCGGCTATGTGCAGTAAGTCTGCCTGACGCGGATGCATGCACTTCTAGTCCGCGCGTGTCTGCTTTCCACGCCGCTCACTCGTAAAAGGTGGGGCTACTCGCTGCACCGCGCCTAACGGTGTAAGCGTTTCGCGGCGCAAGGTCGCATGTACGCGGCATCCGCTTTCGCCCCGTGACTCTAGAACGGCACGCCAGTCTTCGGCGCCTTGACCTCGACCGACTCCTCCGCGCCGAGAATCCGCATGACCCGTACGAACCCCTCCTTGTCCTTGCCGGTCTCCACGCGGAACACGTCGCCTTCGGCAACCTGCTCAATCGTCTTGCCGTACTTCTGGAGCGCTAGGTGGTTGCGCACCGACAACGCGATCCCGCGCTTGCGCTTCGGGTCCGTCTCGGCCTGCGCAGCCTCAAGCGTAGGCATCGCGCTCATCGTCATGTCGCACTTGGCGTTGCCAGCCGTGAGGAGCGTCCCCTTGATCTTGAACCGCGCGTCCCCGCTCGGCCAGCTGTCCTGTACCACCGAAGTCACGCAGAACTCGTGCTTGCCAACGCGCGTGTCCTTCTCGGCGTCGCTCAGAAATGCATCCCATTCGTTGCTCATGTACTACTCCTAAGTCGCCTAGATGCCGCTAGGCCGGTCGTGGACCGTTCGCCGTCCACTGCGCGTCTTACTTCTGTCCGTCGAGCCGCTTGACGAACTCCGCCAGATTGAACTCCGCGATCTCATCTGGCACCTCGTACACGTTGCGGTCGTCCCGAGACTTCGCAAAGCTGGTCGTCGTCGTGCGACACACTGCCTTACTGGAGTCCTTACCAGTTGACACCAGCCTGAAGATGAAGTCGAACGAGCCGACCACCGCATCTCGCGTCCCCTTGCCGGGCAGATCAAGGTGGAACTGCGCCCCCTTGGTGTACTGGTCCACATTCGGCTTCTCGGCCCAAAACGTCATGTAGAGGCTCGCAGGCAGCTTGATGAATGCATCCATCAGCCACTGTGCATTGCTGCCCACGGCGACCCAGCAGCGCATGCCGTCGATCTCGTCCTTGCCGGTGATGAAGCGACCGTAGGGCTTGAGAGAGTCCGGCAGCGCGCGACGTGCCGTACCGCTCAGGATCTCATCGTACACTTTGTCAACACTTTGCCACACCTCTTGGCTGACCCAGTTGAAGATCCTGGACCCGCCATCCACCACGACCCACTGGTCAGGCTTCGTGTACTTGGCCTTGGCCCACGCATACGCCTTGCGCAGCTCGTCCAGATTCGTCACCTCCTGGACGTGCTCGGGCTGGATCGCTGACGCAATTGTCCCGAGGCCCTGCTCCGCGCTGATGATCCCGACGTTCTCGTGGCCGAACGACTCGATCAGATAGCGGGCTTGGAGCGTCTTGCGTGCGCCAGGCTCGCCGTAAAGTGCAATCTTGCGGTTCATATTCTCTCCTGTTGAAATTCAGAATGTCTCACGGCGTAATGTGAGTGAGCAATGACTGATATGCGCTATCTGCGAGTTCAACCCGCTCATCGCCGAGACTCCTTCAACGCTGCGTCAATCACTGGTCTTATCTCCAAGGATCCTCAAACCATTCAAAAAACCGGATTAAAAAATAGGTAATTAACCCAGAAAACACTCCAGTTAGTACTGCGATCAGGATTGCGTTAAACCACCACTCAATCTCGGTCATCGCCGCTCCTTCATTTTCGTGCGCAGCGCGTTGACGCATCTATCATAGATAAAGTGACTTCTAGACCGCGCCATGTATTGCTGGGCTATCTGCTCGCACAACTCCGCAGCCTCGCGCAGCGCAGCGTCACGGCATTGCTGGCCGTAGGCGCGCATCTGCTCGGCTTTGAAGAGCGGATGCTCTCCGGGCAGATCAAAGCCATAAGGGTGTGACTCCGGCAGCGGCGGCAGTTTGTCGGTGCTCATGCTTGCTCCTCCTTCAGCCGCGCAAATACGGCTTCAACGTCGGCAGACCCGTAGGCAGTGCGCCCAGGCGTCTGTGCTGCATACTCCAGCGCCACCCGCACGGCGCGCTCGATCTCTGCCATGCGCTCGTTGACAAAATTCACGAAGGCTTCGGCTTCTTCTCGGTCCTCTCCGATCTGAAGCCCGTCGAACCCATTGCCCTTCAGGCTTGGCCGCTCATCAAAACTATAGTGTTTCACTACAAACGTCTCGCTCATCACTCCCTCTTCAGTGCTGCGTGGATGCGATTCAGTTTGTTCAGCCGCGTCGTTTTTCCTTCTCCGCTGGCGTTGATGTATGCGTACTCCACGTCCGGGCGCACATCAAGCAGCAGTGCCCGCAGCCGCTCGATCTCATCGCCACGCAAGTACCAACAGCGCTCGAAGTGCTCGGTTTGGTCGTTTGCCTTCCTTACTACTCTAGTAAGCCGCTCGACCTCGGCCTCTGCCTTGTTCATCAACTCGCAGGCGTTGCGCCAGTCCTGCACCGCGCTTTCATGCAACGACCGCAGCCGCTCTATCTCTGTGACCAGTTCTTGCACTGTCTGCTCTCGGTGTTGCTGAATCTCTCCGACAACCTGCTCCACTGTCCAGCCGTCTAAGGTGGACAAATGCAACACCGTGCCAGAGTTGACGTTCTTGGCTACCCATCCTGCGTTGTCGCTCATCACTCCCCCTTCGTCAGATAGTCGTCCAACGCGGACCTGTGCATCGCAGCGCGTATTGCTTCCTCCGTGGTCTGGTTGACAACGCACGAGTTCCAGATCTCCCCGAACCTGTGGTAGATGACCGGCAGCGCGCGACGAGCAGCCAGCACGGTGAACCAGAGCAGCGCGGCCTGGTGGTAGGCGGCGGTCAGTAGGCGGATCAATTCGGAACTCCGCGAGAGGCCAGATACGCAGCGAGGCGTGTCATGAGACTGAGCGTTTTACGTTGCCACGGCTCCTCGGCTTGACTCTGGCGGCCAGCCGCCCCCGGCAGAGCATCAAGCAGCGCATGCACTTGCTCAATCTCCTCGTTCTTTTCAGTCTGCATTTTGTACCAGCGATCCTTGTCGTCGGTGACAGACTTTAGCTTCTTTTCCAGCTCCTCGATCTTGGCAAGTGCGTTCTTGAGTTGGGTAGACACTGCTAGTTGACGCGCCATCTTCATGCTCCTTTGGTTAGTTGATAAATTACATCTTGCAGCAATCGGATCATCGCCCCTCCTTCGCGGCCTGCTCGGCGAACTCAAGGCACCAGTTCACGCGCACGCCGTCTGTCCAGTTGCGCTTGGTGTGCAGGTACACCACCAGACCAATGTTCATGGCTGCGTAAATCCTGTTTATCATCGAAGCTTCTGTTTCTGTTGAAACCGTGGGTAGGTCACCAATAGCTAAGCACAGCCCCTCAAGCAACATGCCATTGCTGTAAACCATTGCCTCCCCGTCAGTCCCCTCGATCAGCGCGGCGAGCCACAGCCACGCCTCGCTCTCGGTCATGTAGTCGCTCATTTCAGTATCTCCAGTCTCTAAACGGCGCCTCGGCGCGGCTTGCAGAATCATCAGGTGAGGCTTCATTACTCCCCCTTCATTCGTTTGTCCCACGCATGAGCCGGATTGAGCCCCCAACCTGTAATGCCTAGCCAATCGCAGCGCCATATTTGATGGCTAACTCCTCTCATTGGCAGCGACCAGCAGTGAAAGCGAATCCTCGGCTTTCCAAAGAGCAAAAACGCAATCTGTTGCCCAATGCTCATCTCAGTACCCCCAGTCTCTGAACGGTGCCTCGGCCCGGATCGCAACCTCGTCGCGCATGTTCTCCGCGTATCGCTCAAACTCCCGCTGCTCGGCATAGGTGCGCAGCACCCCTGTTGCGATGCCCTTGCGGCGCTCGAACAATACAATGCGGTAATTGCGATATCGCGGGTCGGCTTTCACGTCAGCCAGGCGGCGGAATCTGTGAAGCGATAGGCCATCTGACACCCAAACTCGAAGGTCGCCCAAGTCGCCCGCGTTGCGCGGACTCAGCACTCTAATTTGGATCATGCTGTTGTCTCTTCTCAATTTGCTCTTCTGAATAGGACAGGTCGCCGCATAGCTCGGCGGCTGCGATGTTGGCGTCTATACACTCGCGCTCGATTGCCGCAAAGCAATGCTCCTCGGAGTGAAAAAACATTCGCTCCAGCCCCGGGCAGTCGGTCACGTAGACCGTTACCGGTTCAATGCTGTAGTCCTTTGGTTCGCGGATCATGCGCCCGCCCGCTCGGCCAGCCTAGCCGCTTCCTGCTCGCGCACGTCCGCGATGATGGCATCGTAGATCCGCACGCGCACAGCGTCAGGAAATCCGCCGACCGCCGTCATCATGTCCAGATTCCCGCGCATGTATGCCTCAAGGATATGCGGCTGCGATCCCCACATCACCCGGTAAGAGATCCGCACCGGAGCGCCTACCATCGTGACGCTAATCAAGCCCCTGTACTCGTTGCTCATTTCTAATCCCCCCTTTTCAGCCATTTGGCCATAGGCGGCGTGTCAACCATAGCGGCGACCACGTCCGCGTCAGTGATGCCAGGACGCGGCGCAGTCGTCCCGGTGACGTAGTACGTTGAATCGTCCTTAGCGGTATGCGGTCCAGTCCACCGCACGGCCTCGCAGGCGTCCCGCAGGGCTTGCGGCGCATCCTGCTGCTGGCCGATATCCTCGGCCGCCCACCAGACCCGCATGCGGTAGCTGAACGCCGCGCGCTTGTCCCGAAAATGCACGTCGTGCGACCCCTTGGCAGCGGCCTGCAAGATGGCCTCGCGGTACTCGGCCGGATATTCGCTCCACGGTTTCACTTGTTACCTCCAAGGATCAGCAAAAACACGTTCACTCCAATCGAGATAAGTAAGACGCCAGTCAGTGCCGCGCCCGAACAAACACCAGTCGCCGCGCAGAGACATAACGCCAGCCCTACAACTATCGAAATCACGGCAAACGTCTCGCCGAATTCAGGCCACAACTCAATGTCATCCTCTACATAGTGCCGCGGCCTCTTCTTTCTGCTCTGAATCTTCTCGATGTAGCGTTTCGTGTATTCGCTCCACGGTTTCATCGGTCACTCCCAAGGATTAGAATGAACAAGCCAACGGCCCCGCCGGCAATCATCCAAGCGCCGGCCAGCGCCACGTCAGGGCTCGCGCTCACACCGCCAGCGATACAGATGACCAGCCCCGCGACCATCGCAATCACGGACGCCAGCCCCACGAATGCAGGGAACGGCTCTAGATCGTCCGCCCGATAGTGCCGGGACGGTTGTTTGCTCTCCGCCATGTAACGTTTAGCGTCGTACTCGTTGCGTTTCATGCTGCCCCCTTTGCCTTGTTGATTGCTGAACGTACTGCGGAGCAAATGTAATCGCCCTGCTCAACTCCTGTTGGATAAAGGGTGCGCAAATGCTGATCTGCCAGCATCAGCGCTTCTAGCAGCTCAGGCGCGGCTGCGATTAGGCGAGCGTTGGCTTCTCCGTTTTGCCAATTTGTGCGCGCAATGTATTCGCTATTAGCGCCACGGATGGACTGCTTTCCATTGACGTTCCACGGTCCCGGAGTGTGATTGCTCATCTTGCCCCCTTAGTAGTCGTCCGGTTAAGTGACTGCGGGCCGGCAAGCGTGATTAGCGCGGCCTCTATTGACCAATTGCCAGCTCGCAGGTAACGCGCGGCAATCTGGACGCCGCATTTGAGCGCCAGGCGCTTGGCGCCCTCAAGCTGCGCGATGCGTGCGACCGTCCGTGCTGAAAGTGTCATTTCTCATTCCCCTTAGTGGTGCATATGGTTAGATTACGCTGTCCGCCTATCCCTGCAATACCGTGAGTGCGCCAGTCCGATCAGATATATCGCATGCTAAACTGCTATTTCCGCACTTTGCGGGTTGCCGGAGGCTTTATGGCTTACTCGACCCAGGAAATAGAAACAATCGTCCGCCTTATGGATGGAGTTCCGCACGGGCAAAAGCAGTACGCATACCGCAACATCGCAATGATTCTTAATTGGACGCTGCCAGATGGCCGGCCAAACTTTCTCCGCGTGTATCGAGCGCTACAGAAGGTCAAGAAATCCGGAATGCCCACCCCACCGCCAAAGCGCACCGAAACCGTAGGCGACGCCATCAAAAAGGTCCGGCAGATCATCAACTCTATTCCTCGCGGACTGTACTCAGAGCCCATAAACGACCCAAAATAGCGCCGATCAACGTGATCGACGGTCGGCCGATCAGCGCGATGATCGACGGCAGACCGCTGATCGACCGATGCCCGCAAACCCGCATGGATACTAGCTTTTCCTTTGTCGATCAGTGATCGGACGCTTGATCGACGGCCCCGACCGATCACCTCCGCTCCTTAGAGCGGAGAGTGATCGACGCGACTTGGAAATTGGTCGGCCAATTAGTCCGCGTCTAGCTCTCCCAGCTCATCGGCCAGTCTTGCGAGCGCCCGCTTGCAGCCGTTGCGCGGTGGCATATCGTCCGGTCGCCAAGGCGCGTACTCACGCCACGGTTCCCGGCAAATGCGGATATGGGCAGCGCTTACGGCCTCGAACGTTGCGCCCGTTGCGGTCAGTGTGCCGGCGCCATTGGTGAGTTTCAGCATTGCCGAATCTCCTCATACGCCCTGGCCTTTGCCAAGGCAGACCGCGCATCCTCAAGGCGAATAATTGAGTTTAGCCGCTCTTCCAAGTCTCCGCACTCTTCGGCCTCTTCAAGCGCACATTCGGCCTCTTCAAGCGCCCTGCGCAGATCCTCAATTGCAGGATTTAGATTGTCCATGCGTGCCACCCCTTGCGCGCGAGCGCATTGACCTTGTGTTTTGTAGAATCGGCGCCCGTGCGCCAGTCTGACCCATCGGGCGAAATGGCCAGCCAGACGACTCTATAAGGAAAATAGTTTTTCAGCCGGCGCAAGTCAGTTAATTGAGATTCTGATGGGTTTATTTCAGTGTTCATGGCCGGCCCTCCGCCTTGACGATTGCGGCTTGCGCACGCTCAATTGCGAGCGGCAGGCTTGTGCTAGTGCCATACACTTGATGATGCAGCACGTCGCGCAGCGCTTCCAGCAATTCCGGCGCGGCTGCGATCAGGCGGGCGTTGGCGTAGCACTCATCCATTGGTGCGCCCGTCATGTGATCCATAACCGCAATCCGGCGAACAGGATCGCCACCGAAAATCTGAGGGCTGCCCGGTCCAAACTTGGACCACGGTCCCGGTGTGTGCTTTGTCATGTCATCCCCTTGTCTGTAGTGTCTGGCACCTTGTCTAGAATTGAATCCCAATCAGTACCGCCGGATCGTTTCACGCCGTTTACAAATAGCTGCATGACGTAGCGGTTAGAGTCCGGCGCATGCGGCTGGTACTTGTTGGGGCCGTAATCCGTATAGCGGATTTCGTATTCTCCTTGCCCGTAGCATGTTTGACGCTTCCCGTACTTTGCAGCACTTCCGCCGCGTGTCCCGATTTCTCGAAATCCCTTGGCGATAATCGCGTCGTGTACTTTGCAAGACATTTCATCCCTCATTAGTTGAAGTCGGCCAGGTTGATCGCCTGGCGCAGTTCGGCCGCTTCACGGTCAAGGCGTTTAGCGCGGGCCGACAGTGCGGTGCGATAGTGCGCGGCAAGGTCAAACGCATTCCGCCATGCGTTATAGGCGGCTTGCGCTTGTGCTGACGTGCTGACGCATTGCTCCAGTTCGGGCCGATAGATCGCCTCCCCGAACACGTCAAACGCCACGCACCGAAAACCGCGCTTTTTGTTGAAAGAGTCCGTTGACACGGACTCAGTGACGCGGAGAATCAGCCCGTCATGACTCGGGGCACAGCCCGTGATGCGCGCGTGAAAGTAGCGCAGCGTGCTGTCGTCGCAGTAGTGTGTGCGCCCGTCAAGGTTCCTCTGAGCGGTGTATTTGCTGTTTCCGCTGTAATCCTCGAAACGACTGAAGCCCATGCGGTGCAGTTTGTCGGCCAGTTGTGGCATGCTGACTGTCATTTTCGTAACTCCTCAGTGTTGCGCCCGTTGCGAGCTAGACAAGGTGCTTGTGCGAGTCCATCGGGCGGAATTCGATCCCGCCGTCGGAATCAATCGAAAAAAACCCGCGTACGTACTTGCCGCGCACGCGCGTACAGGCCGGAATGGAGAAATACGTATCTGCGTATCCGGTCGCATAGCAGGCGCGCCGCTTGTCCGTTCCGTGAATCGGGCAATTCAGAACCTTGGCATACGGACCGAGACAATCGAACGGACCGCCCGGCCGATAGCCAATGGCGCCGTTCGGGAAGGTGACTTTTTCGCGTGCGATGAAGCGTTGCATGATTACCTTTCAGTGTTGCGCCAGCGCTGGGCATGGCGCGGGTTGGTTGACGGCTAG